ACCAGCATAGTCGTCATACGTTTTTTCTAGTTCGTCAAACTCTAGGAAGTCGGCATCCAATGCACCCATGTCGATATTCTGATCATCTTTCAGTTGTTCTTCTATTGCCATCTTTACCTCTTTGGGAGGATTGACAATGAACATGTTATCGATCACGGCTGGCGTGATATTCTGTATTACAACTTTTACTGTTGGGGGTGTCGATACACTTGATACCATCGTGGCGGAATATGCTTCTGCGAGTGTTATCGACCCTGCATCATTTGATACAACAATCTCTCCTGACGGATCACCATTCTCGTCTGGTAACAGAATAACTAATGTTCTACCCAGTTCGTCAATGGTCGTTGTGAAGTCAGTACCACGCACAGCAATCTGTGCGGTCGGAGTTGATATATCAATGTTCTTCTTATCAACCATACCAAGTCTACCAGAAGCAAACCGAGCAGTTCCAAGTGCCATCTTCATGACCATCTTGGACTTGCTTGGATTCGGATCGTAGTATACCTTATCGATATAGACTTTGGTATGTTCTATCAAGGATAGTTCTGCATCATCAAGGAACTTGATTAACATTCTACCCTTGGCAGTCTGAGCAGTATCGTTGAGTTGAATATCCTCACCGACATCTGCCTTTACGACATCCCTTGTCTCTCTTAGCAATGAACCGACTCCTGTCGATTCAACCACTCCACCGATAGATTCTGCGTTAACCGAACCTATCGATAGAATAGTACTAACTGTCGCCAGCAGTATCTTTCTGACTAATCTGGATAGTAGCGTCATCAGATGTAACGTCCAGTGTTATGACACCTTTACAAGTAGTAATCCCTACTGGGCATGTACCACTAATCTGATTGATATCCACGTCTGCGTTATCACCAGTTAAGTCCATAGTAAGCGTCTGATAGAAACCATCGTTCTGTAAAGTGTTGATATCGTTACCGTCACCTGTTACATCTACAGTGAAAGTTACGTCATCAGTCTCTACGTCTGCATCGAATACGTTGTTACTACCAATTACTGTTAGATCCAAGTCCAAACGTTCTGCACTAGAAACATAACCTTGATCGAAGTCCATTGTATTCGAATCACCAGTAACACTCACGTCAAGAGTTGAACTGTCGGCAGAACCTACGTAACCGATATTCCAATCCCATGAGTTTGTGTCGCCAGTCCATGACATGTTGTAAGTCGAACTATCTGATACAACTGTACCAAACAACAAGTTTGAGTTACCAACTTGGTCTATGTCGAAAGTCAACGATGAACCAGTAATGACACTTGCAGATGATGATGTTGAAAAGTCATCTCCACCCACCTTGTTACCATAACCTATCTGGTCAATATGTAAACTGAAAGTATCGCCAGATTGTTCAATGTTGATTTCGTTATCGTCAGAAGCCGCACCATATACAAAACTAGAAAATAGTAACGCTAGTCCTAATAAGTACTTATTCATTTTCTTCTTCTTCTCCTATGGGGTGACCTTCATTAGTCCCATCGTGTTGATGAGGATGTCGATGTCCTTCCCCTACTTTCCAAAGTCCCCTGTCATGACCTTGGTATATTAGTTCAAGCACTCCCGCCTCAATTGACGTTCGTACTGCGTATGTCACAGACTCGTTGTTACCAACACCGTCTTCATACTCTACTAGTTGGGTTCCTTGTTCGGTAAATCTAAACACGTCACCCCCTGTTCCGTAACTAAGAATTGTCTTCTTAGCTTGGACGTTCAACAGTATCTCTCCTGACAAAACTGAAACTGCCCTGATAGAAACCGTCACAACATCTTTACGGTATTTCCGAGAAAATCCTATTCCCAGTGTTCTCGCACCCTGACCTCCTGTCTCTATATTGGTATCATAACCAATTATACCACCTTCGATAATCATCCCAGCAAATAATAACGGGCCTACTCCCTGAGATTCTTCGTCAGCGTATTCTTTTCGGGTACTGCGAATAATCTGTCTTTCTCTGACCAGATGTTCGATACCCTGTCTCTCAACCACACGGAACCATGTTCCTCCGCCGGCAGTCTTGAGTGCATCTATTAACATTTCAGTACTACCTTGCGTTACCGCCGTACTGAAGTCTGCAATACCATCACGTGCCTTACGTTGTCCAGTCAGATCCTTGAATCCATAAACTGCGACAACAGGCATCTGGGTTGCGGGCGGTACATTCAACAACTCTTGATATGCCGGCAACCTTACCACTTCTGGTTCTGTTATATCGGTTGACCACTCTGGGTGAGTCGCACAACCACCTAGAAACAGAATCGGTAGTATCTTAAATAGGAGTCGCATCATCGTCTCCACTGTCTATTGAACCAAAGTTACCTGTACCAATCGGTATCTCGATAATAGTCTCGGTGCCTTCGGTATCCGTGATTCGCATCTGAATATATTCTTCGTTGTTATCGTTCGTCATTACCTGATACGATACGACCGAACCTTCGAGTGTAAATGACCCGAATGTTACTGCATCTTCGTTACTAAACATATTGTCTACCAACTGTTTAGATAACTGGGCATATATTCTACTCTCTAGGTTTCTAATAAACTTAGCGAGTGTAGTGTTCTCCGCTTCTCGTTCTGCGGCCTTCTGTGCCGCCTCTAACGCATCTTCGATCGCTTTCTTTCTACTTGATTCTTGGTTTTCGATCGTTAGGTAATGTGACCCAGTACCCACTCCACTAAAGGATGGATTCTTAAAACCGAAAGTTATTTCACTACTCAGACTCGTCAGTGGTGCTACCATCAGTAGCATCATTATTGTCTTTCTCATTCATCATTTCCTGTTGTTGTAGTATCATATCTAATTTAGTTTTCAAACGAATCAGATCGTTATCTAACATTCTCACTCTATCAATGAGTGCGATGAGAGTCATATGAGACTCTTCGATTACAGGGTCTACTTCTTCTGTAACCCACTTCCAAACGTAGTAGATAAAGTAACCCAACCCCATACTTGCAACAATGGGGAAACCGTAGGTGTTAATTAAGTCTACTACACTCAATTCGTCCATTAGTCTTTACGTGCATCCTTCTGACCATCTGATCTGGCAATTCTATCCAGATCTGGTTTTATGTTGAAGGCGTGTGAGACTAATAGATCAATTCTAACCAATTCGTTGTTCATCGTCTTGACACGATTGTCAAGTGCTTTGACGAAACCACGTTGTGTCTTGATGTTACTCAAAACGCCATCTAGTATGAATCGAAGTGTAAGGAATACGAAGAATCCCCCAGCGAGTGCCGAGGCGATGGGAAAACCCACATCCATGATGCCTAAAAATGCGTCCATATTAAAACCTTCAAATCAATTCGTTATGAAGGTATTTATATGATTTCTTATTTGTAATGCGGGCCTTTTTGAACTAATTCCCAATTTTTTATCGTTGTGGTATCGATAGATTGCCATCTTTTATCCACAACATCGAAGAATGCAAGAACTGCATTTTCAGACCTTTGTTGTACTGACCAGTCCATTAATAGAGTGAAGTCGTTGGTCAACTCTTCACCTGTCCTGTAATGATTATAAGTGATACGAACCACACCTTTATAGGCAGCCGACAACAGGTCTTTCATTTATTCTTTATCTCCTTCGGGAAGTGTGTGTATAATTTGATTTGGGTGAACTTGTGCATGTAAGACAGTTTTTTTTGTAACATGTTTAAGTGGGACATCATGTTCAGTTTCATAAGAGAATTGGAATTCGGCTTTCCAATATTTAGACAATTCTACATATTCAGGGTGTGAGTATTTTATATTCCCCTTTCCTGTCCAGATAGGGGCATAGTCCTCAAGCCATCTCTTTTTATTTGTACAGTTAGAATCACAGAAATCGTAATCAAATCGAAAATATTCTGTCTCATCCTTTAATTCTTCATAAAGAGAAAACTGATCAATATACCATTGCATAGGATAACTTAGGATACGATTCTTTATTCGGTTAGCTAATTCCATTTTTTCTTTAGTAATATAAAAAATACCCGCTAAGACTTTTCTAGTTTGTTGGTCTTCCTCAAACCTTGGGAAGAATCCTAAATCTTCATTGTACGGAAAAACGAATGGTTTTCTTGCCATACAATCAATATCTAAGACCATAACTTCTCCGGCAGACTCTAGAATCTCAGGCAACTTTAACCATCGGACACAACTATAATATGCCTTGACTGGACTATCTAGTCGATCTTCATGTTTACGGTATTGTTCCATGTCAGTAACTTCGTGTGAAAAAGTTACTTTGGTATGACAAGCACGTTTCAATGCTCTGGTTAGATCTTTACATTCTTCATCTGGATTGATAATATGTACATGAACATCGTGTCCCATCTTACTAAAAGAATAAACAAATTCAGTACCAAACTCTTTAAAATAAGCATTGTCCGCAGCTGCAAAAACAACTGGTGTTGTCGGCAGTTCATTTAATCTAGATTGGTCTGATTGTATTCTCATTTTATTTTCCTAATTTTCGTTACTAGACAAACTTCTCAAGATAGGCAACGATTGTTGTACCGATACAAAACCCTATAAAGATGTTCCAAGTTATTTCTTTTAATGTCAAATTCATTTTTTATCTCCTTCATTCAAGTCATGCACGTGAAGTGCGATTAAAGCGTAGTGCAAAACCTTCATTAGATCTGCACGGTTGTGGCCATTCTTGTGACCATATCGTTGTGTATACTTGAGTATATTACCAAGAGTAAACCCGATACCATGCCCGCCATCAATGATGAACTCAGTCGCCTGAAACTTGTTCTTTGAATAGTGTTGATCATATGTCTTATTGACGTATTCAAGTAGTCCATCTATATTCTCCTTCTCATTGTATTTATACGTTATCGATTTTGCCATAATGTTATTTTTCCTCAATTTCTTCAATTAACATGTCACGCATGAATTTTGCTTGTTTATCTTTACTATCGTTATTAGCGATACCGTTATTTACAAACTTATATGCGAGAGTGATTCGTTCTCCACCAGAGTATGCAGAATGCCAACATATATTCTCTGGTTCCCTTTTTGATCCAAAGTAGTAGTGTCTACACTGCCACCCCTTTACATCTGGTAGATGTATGATCTCATCTTTCTCTTTGTCATAGTATCGGAAGTATCCGTTACCATCACTCCAAGTAAACAAGATTTGGTACGCATTCGCATCATAATTGGTATGCCAACCCACATAACCGCCTGGCGGATAATAGGTTAGAAGTGCAGATGAGTGTGCGCCTATCTCCTTTGCGAACTCAAACTTTACTCTATTTCTAAATCCATCCCAAATGTCAGGATCTTCTCTACACATCTTGGCGATAGGTTGTGCGTAATGTTTATCAGCTGCACCTACTAACTGACCCTTTAGAGATACTTCTCTTAGATACTCTTCATCGGTATACTTTGTACCAGCAGTGATTCCTTCGTCCGAGTGACGAGCCCAATACTTTCTATCATTATAACCAGACGTACCCAACAGTTCGTCTGAAATTTCATTCAGACGATCCATGAACTGTTGATTACGAATAACTACTTCGGTCATTACAGAATAAGACCACTCACTGATTCACGATATGCCTTCTCAATGGAATCATTAGATGGGGCAGTAAATACGATTCCCCCAGTATAGAATGCCATACTGTTTGGATTTTCTTCACCAGTCACACATACACCACGGGCAAAACCCATACCTTCTTGGGTCTGAATCACCATACGTGGATCTTTAAGAGTAAGTTTACTAGCACTTTCATCATCAAACTTACCTACAAATTCACCAGCCGCTGTAATGACCGATATAATATCACCTTTCTTCATTTTTATTCCTCAATTGCTTTAATTACATCTGGAAAGTGTACACCTATGATATCCCAACATTCTTTGGCAATATCCATATGTTCTTTCTGTGTACCATTCCCCATTCTAAGATCACAATAATGTATCCATGATCTCAACGTTCCTGCCATATACAAAGTCGTCTCGGTGTTACCTTCGGGTAATACTGCACGTGCCTGTTCTTTAGCAATACCATTATCTAGTGCCCAGTTATATACGTCTTTGGACTGTTCTAGAAGTTCCTGTTGTTTATCTCTCCACTGTTGAGACAACTCTACATTGTCTTCAGTCAACGCTACTGAGTTCTGTCGATTCTTTAAGTCCTGAAGTCGTGCCTCCCGAACCTCGAATGATTCACTCTTTGCGTAACGTTGACTGAATTCTTGAAATGAGAACGAGCGGTGACGGATAATCTGACGAGAGATATCACGTGTGGTCGTTATCTCCAGAGTCAAGTGTACCATCTCCAGAGGCGACCAATGGTTCTCTTTGATGAGATACCTAACCAACTTACCCGCTGTAGTCTTATTACTTTGGTTGGCGGGGTTACTTACACGAGCCGCATATGCGACTAGTTCTTCTGCGGTGTGACAACCTGTCTCCGCACTTGGTTTACTTAATGATATTAATTTTACTTTACTCATAGGATTATCCGTAATTAAGTGCAATTGTTATTCTTGGTTCGGTGTTCGATCCCCCAGTAACACAGTGAATCAAGTTTGAGGGAAATATAACCAGAGATCTTTCTACTGGTTCTATAGACTCGACATCAGCGTTAAATTGATTTTTCTCTGAATGATATCCTCGCCAATGATTAAAGTTAGGCGGTCTAAAAGTTAATGGTGCTGATCCTTTGGGAGCTTTGCAAAAATAAACGGCACTAAAGTAATACGGAATATGATCATGAAACTCTTGATACTGAGTCGAGTCTTCATAAACATTCCACCACCAATCTCTTTTGTTTATCTCTTCGATTCTAAATTTTAGAAGTTCAGTAAACTTGTATAGTTGGTTATCTATAGAATTTAAAAGATTCGTAAAGATAGGATGTTCCCTAACAGACTTTTCTGCGCCAAAACTATTAGCAGGACTTTGAGCTCCAGATAACCAAGACTCTTCGCCCTTACCATTCACCTTACTCTGGACAATATGTTCAGAGATTTTGTCATTTTCCTCTGCACTTATCAAATCATTAACTGTCCAAATGGTTGTAGGAAAAAGTAATCTGTGATTATCCTTTCTCTTCTTCTTCTTACCCATCGTCAGATTCTTTTATAAAGATACCGTCTACCATACGACCCTTACGATCTTTGATATCGTTGTATGCCACTTCTAGACAGTGTTCCATAGGAAGACCATTACGTCTGGCAATGTTAATCAACACCACCATGATGTCACCGATATCATCTGCCACATCTTTTCCCTTACACACGTTGTCAGACAGTTCTCCGACCTCTTGAATCAGTTTCATTACCTGATCCTTATCCGTGGCACCATCGATCAAATTACGATCTTCGTGCCACTGTTCTATTAACAATATTAGTTCGTCCATCTACGACTCCTGAGCATCTAAGATTTGTTGTGATGCCCTTACCCAAACATCAACCGCACGAGTAGCAGTCTTATCAGAGAAGTTATCTACAACCCATTGTGCTACACTCACACTCTTACCATGAGGACATAGTGTCCAAGTTAAATCTTCCATTAGTGTCTGTCCTCTTCTGCCATTAGAAATACTGCATTGGTAATAATCGTTGGTACGACCAATCCTAAGTGTACACCGATCGATACTGGAATACTATATCCTAACCAACCCATATAATAGATCGCAATTATTCCAAAGAACGCTGACCACATGACAAACAATGCCATCAATAGGTAACCTTGCATTATGGGGTCGGGGATATACTTCAGTGGGTTATATCTCAAGTCCATTATATAACGGTATGCATCAACTACTTTCTTCATCATCATCTTCTTCTTCCTCTTCTTTATCAAATTCTATATATCCTTGATCTTCAAAGAACTTTATAGTTTCTAACGCACCCACTTTAAATCCTATCCAATGGCCTGCATAGTAACTTACCGCCAACAACAATATAGTTATCGATGTTGCTTCAAACGGTGTAAATGGTAATTCCATTATTCCATCCTAAAGTTTTTGAATTTATTATTCTCCGCACTAATTCTCTGACCAGATGACGTGTTATCGAATACAGGTTTGTCGTCCCACCCTTTATCCTTATCGTCATCGTCCAACTCACTAGACTGATCGCAATCAAATAACTTCATCTTGGCACGATCTACACCCACCATGAACCGTTGGTTTGACGTTGGGTCATTGTATCGGTTCTTCAACTGTTTGACCATGATCTTACCTTGGGCATTCAGTTCATCATTACTAATCAACGCAAACATAAAGTCAGCAGTTGCAGGCAGACCAAACGACTCAGACGTATCTTCCAGACCCAGATCATCATTACTAAAACCAGACCGTGTAGTCTGTGTCGCAGATACGATA